ACCCTGCTCCGTATAATCCCTTGCCATCCTTGGTCAGTCCTAGATGGCTAACCTGACCTACTTAACACAAGGGATCCCATGAACGCCGAACAATCCAAGAGACAAGCAGAATCCATCACCACAACTATCTAAGCACTAACCCGAGAAGGAAAAGAAATGAAAATAACCCGAACAATTCTTTCCAAAACTCTGAAAACTGAAACCTTTAACTCCGCAGATTATTCCAGTGACCTCATCACTAGAATGGCTGCGGAGTATTTTTTTATCCGTAGAAAATATAACCCAAACTGGAATCCTGAGTCTCTGGAAAAAGAAGAACCTTTCACAGGTTCAACTTCTCTTGCAGAGTTTGCAAAGAGAAAGAACAGTGAAACAGACTTTGAAGTTATCTTGGAAAAGTTGCGGAAACTTCAGACGGATAACAAGATGGAAGAAATTCTTGCTTTTCTTTCTTCCAATACTTCACCAGGTTAACTAACTAATTCTACCCGGAGCCTGAAATGAATACCTATCAAATGGTAAATCTTGACCTGTTCACTGCGTTTATCACTTCGGAATATCTGATAACGGAATTGCAATATAGTCTGAACTCCACAGAAATAGAGTTTTCTCTTCAAGATATCTTTTTCACAGGGTGTGAAGAAAAAGAACTCGACGATTCCGACTACACTACTGTAGAGTATTATTACAGAATAAACCCATTTTGGCTGTTTGAGAACTGGGATTCTGTTTATAGCAATAATTTCTATGGCGCCCAAAGGCCCAGACTGGAACAGTTTAACAAAACAATCCATAAAAAGTATGGATCTGCGGTTTATGATTTTGTGCGAAACTACCCAAATGCAACAATTCAGCTAAAGGAACTTTTTTCAGTTCTTGATGAAATCTATGCAGAGAATGAAAAGAAATTCAGGCGTAGTTAAAACTTTCCTAAACCCAATAACCTAACCGGAGTTAGAACATGAACCTTTTCTCTTCCATCTGTAATCTTTTCCGTAAACCAAGAACCAAAAAACAAGCCGCACAAAGACTTATTCGAAGCAAGAAACCATTAATAATTGAATTTAACACTGATAAAAAACAATGGGTTCTGGCTACTATTTATAAGACTGAAGGAAAAGAAATCATCCAGCAAGAACAACTTTTCTTTGACTCATACCAAGAGCTTCGGGAATGTTTCTTAACATTACCCAAAGGCAAGTAATTATGAAAAACTTACCTAAAAAGAGAACAGTTTACTTATCACTCTCGGGGCAAAGGTTAGATAAACTTTCCACCTATGCAGTTAAGCAGGGACTTTGGCTTTATAAGGATTTAGAAGGAAAAGACCTTTCTCGTGTAATCCTGAACCTTATTGACACTGCACTGGAAAATGTAGAAACAAACCTAGACCTAGAACAAGAATACCTCAATCTAGTAAGCCTAGAAAATCCAACTGAAGAACAAAAGAACAGAATTAAATACCTAGATTCTGTTCTTTATACGCAAACCCAAACCCAAACACAGGATCAAAAGGAATCAGAATAATGAATCTTATTCTCCTATGCAAAAACTGTAATCCAGACAAGAAAGCTAGAACCATTTCTTATGGAATCTGTTCTATTTGCGGTGAACAGCATACGGTTTCCATTTATTCTAAGCAAGAAAAAGATAAACTAAATCCTAAGCAAAACACTACCAGCAATGATTCTAATTCCAGCAACGAAACTAAATAGGCCCATTATGATTAAGACAACTAAAAATCCAACTCACCTCCGCAATTGTCCAGTTTGCTTGAAGGTTCATAAGGAGAAAAATCTTATGAAAGCTTCCCAGAAAGTTCTTATTAAAAACTTCGCCATCTTTCCAACTTATTTCCACCAATGCCAAGTTTGCAGTTTCATGATTTCAAGGTCTGAACCTTATATGTTGCTGGATTACTAAAACTAAACCTAGAAACTAAACCCTAAAAAAGCCCAGATGGCGAAATAGGTAAACGCAGCAGACTTAAAATCTGCCGATTCTAAATCTTACGGGTTCGATTCCCGTTCTGGGCACCAGTTTTAGTTCCTGTAATCAAAAAAGTTCTGCAACCAAAAGGATAAACAATGCTAGCAATTCTACCAAGAACAAGAGAACTTGATGTAGTAAATTTCTATCCTTTGAATACAAGAATTACTAACATCCCAAAACTTCTGAGTCCATTAGAAAGGGAATTGAACAGAATTAAATCTAGGCTTCAAAGTTCTAACCATTTATTAACAAAATCCGATTTCCTGAACCTAGTCCAATCAAAAGGAACCTAACATGCCAATCCGCCCAATGCTTGGGATTGATTTAAATGAAATTGATCCTGTGACGTTAAAGTTTCCATTCTATTCCTCAGCAAAAATTGATGGAGTTAGAATGATCCTGGAACCTGGAAAGTGTTATTCAAGAAATGGAAAACCTTTCAGAAATGCAGAGTTTAATTCTCATGTTCTAGCACTTCAAAAAACCCTTCCAATTGGACTAAGGGATAAAACTCTGGATTGTGAAGTAACTATTGGATACTTCGCCAGTTCAGATGTTCTTAGAAAAACTACATCTGCACTGAATTCTATTCAATCTAATTATATAAACAGAGATATTTACATTTTCATTCATGATATCTGCTTGCCAGAAACTGAAGCAGAGAAAAGATTGGAGTTCTTAGAATCTTTCATGGGCAAAGTTTATGTTCCATTTTATATCCTCAAGCAAACAAAAGAAGTTTCCCTAGATAATATCCTAGAATCCTATGGTAGCAGAATATCCAATGGCTTCGAAGGATTAATGCTTCGGCAAAGTAATTCCCTTTACAAGCATGGAAGATCAACTAAAACAGATCAATGCTTGCTGAAGTTAAAACCGCATAAAACAGGAACTGCAGTAATCATAGGTTTTATTGAGGAAGAAGAAAATCTTAACCATCCCGAAACTGATCCACTTGGGTATCAAAAACGTTCTTCCCATCAATCTTATAAGTTCGGAAAAGGTTCTCTAGGTTCTCTTGTTGTGAATTCAGAAGAGTTTGGAACCTTCAAAATTGGAACAGGCTTTAGTGCTACGCAGAGAAAACTAATCTGGGAAAACAGACATAACTTAGAAGGAACTTTTGTTAGTTTTTCTTACTTCTCTTACGGCATCAAAGACAAGCCAAGGCATCCTGTTTTTGATATGTTTCTTCATAACTCAAACAAGCAGTCTTAGTGGAAAGGAATTAAAATGAAAGTCTATCAAGACAAGAATCTGTTAGATAACACAAAAGTATCTACACTAAAATCCTGTCCAAGAAAGTTCTTCATACGCCATGTTTGTGATATTACTGAAGAAAGAACAACAAGTGAAGCTCTTTCTTTCGGAACTTCCTGGCATGCAGGAATGGATGTTATTTGGAAACTTAGCTCATCTACTAATGATCTAGTTATCCTAACCGAAGCTGCAATGCAGGAGTTTTATAAGTTCTATCCAGAAGATCTTTCACTTTCCTTTATGGAAGGTAAAGTAAAATCCCAATCAAAACGCTCACCGGCTACAGCTAGGGAAATGTTTTTTGCATACCTAGAAAAATATCACCACAAAATTTCTCAGCTTAAAACTGTTCAAGTAGAAGTTCCTTTCATGATTCCTATTCCCGGTCTGGAGGAAATTTTCTATTGTGGCAGATTAGATAAAAGAGTCCAACTCCAAGATGATTCTTGGGAGATTTATGAACATAAAACAACTTCAGATTATTCCAGAGACTATGGATTTGGGTATCAGTTTTCTAATGTCTGGAAAATTGCAGCACAAGTTCGTGGGTATCAGTTGCAGGAGTATTTGAAAACAGGAAACCAAGTAACTGTTTATGTAGACGGTTCACTTGTTCATGCTAAGGAAAGATATTTCAAACAATATCCATTCAGGGATTCTTTAGAAAAGTTAGAACTTTTTTACCAAAATCTTGCAAACTGGTCTAGTGTGCTTGTGGGTAAATTATTTACCTTTGAACAAACCCAGAGTGGAGTAGATATTTTTCCGAAAAATGAAGAACAATGTTTTGGAAAATATGGACAATGTGAATATCTTCATCTATGCATGGCAGAAGAGTGTGATTCTTTACTGGAAAAAGTCCCAGTTGGTTATAAAAGGGAAAGATGGATTCCAATTAAAGTGGTAAGTTCTGATCCGGTTAATCCTGGAGAACAAAATGGCGAATGCTAAGGATGTTAATGTTACTAATAGACAATCTTTTTTCATCCTCGGAAACACTGGCTCAGGGAAAACTACTCAATTCCTTACACTTCCGGGAAGAAAGTTTATCTATATCTTTGATCCAAATGCACTTGTTAGTCTAGCTGGTCATGATGTAGAGTATGAGGAATTTTTACCCGAAAAAGTAAGTATGACCGTTAAGTCTCTTTCATCTGGAAAAGGTGACAAGGAAACTAAGTTTGGCAAAACTATCTATGACCAATGGGAAAAGGATTTTTCTGATAAGCTAACTTCTGGTTTTTTCAATGATTTTGATGTAATCGGTATTGATAGCGCGACTACTTTGCTTGATATTATTATGGATAGAGTCTTAACTGTAAATGGCCGCCCTGGATCTTGGCCGCAGCAAGATGATTATGGCCCACAAATGCTGGCTTTTCAATCTATTTGTAGAACACTTTTAGGTATGAATAAAATCATCTACCTAACCGGTCATTTAGACACTATTCAGGATGATGTAACTAAGAAAATTCAAACAGTTCCTGTTCTTACTGGAAAATTAAGAATTAAGATTCCACTTCTTTTTAGCTCAGTTCTTATTGCAACCGCTGAAACTGATGCAGATAAAAAAGTATCCCACTACCTAACACTTGTTCCAGATAGAATGAATCCAACTGTTAGATCATCACTTAAGATAAAGGAACCAAAGGTTAATGTAACCTTAGACTTTTCTAAGCCATTAGAATCCCAAGGATTAGGAGCTTTGTTGCGTAAATGAAATACTTTAACATTTGTCTTGGGGATATGAAAAGAATCTGCGCTTCTTGTGATAGAAGCATAGAAAATCACCCTGAACTAACTAATGAGGAGATTACCAATGCGAAACTTCTAGATCAATCTAATTCTGTTTATTGCATTTACTGGAAAGGTATTCCAGATAAGTTAACCAAAAACCCAAGAAACCAATAGGTTTCAAGATTTTTAACTTTTAACTTTAACTTTTGAGGAAAACAAAATGTCTCTTTTCATGCCTGATCTGTCTGAAGTTACTGAAAATGCACCAGTTCCTGCTGGGAAGTATTTCACTCAGATTATCTCTGCTGAACTTGGTGAAACTGGACCTAATTCTAAGAACCCTGGAAGTCCGCAGATTGTTGTTTCAATTGCTATTCCTGAAGAACCCACTGCGGCTAGTTTCAGGCATTGGATTTCTTTGCCTAATATCTCTGATGATGAACGTTCGGCTAGGTATAAGAATCTTCTTTTCAAGCGGTTTTTGGTAACTTATGGAATCTCTGCAAATCCTGGGCAACCGTTAGAGGAAATTATTGAAACTTTCCCCGGTCATGAGGCGGAAGTTTTCCTTTCCTACAAGGAAGATTCTAAGGTTTCCGCAGATGGTTCTGAAACTGTTTACAAGTCTAACAGACTTGAACTTCCACCGATTCGGTAAGATAGGTTAATTACAAAGTTCTAGCTATTCTGGGAAACTAGATTCAACGTCCTATGATCTAGTTTCCCAGCTTTTTTTCTTGGAGTTCCCATGCACGAAGATACAGTTTCTTGTTTAGAAGGACTCAATTTTACTGAGTTAGTCTCATTTTACATGAAAAAGAAAGGAATAACTCAACAAAAATTGTCAGATTATCTTAATATTTCAACTACTTTTACAAATCATATTCTAAAGGGCAAGAAACAACTACCGAGAAATTACTTTTTACCTGTTCTTTCCTTTCTGAAAATTGGAGAAACTACGGAAAGGGAATTTCTTATCTTTACCAGAGAGTATTTGAAGCAAGTTAATACTTTATCTATTGATCTTGTTACATTAACTGAGACTCAGAAATTATTTGCCTTAATCAGCTTGATAAAGGCAGAAAGTTATCTGGATTCAGAACTGATTAATGAAATGCTGGATAGTAAAGTAATTACTGCTATGGCTAAAAACTTACATTAACTAATCCAAACAATGCGCCTATAGCTCAAACGGATAGAGTATTAGCCTTCTAAGCTAATTGTTGCAGGTTCGAGTCCTGCTAGGCGCACCAGTTAATTACAAAAAGGTAAATCCAATGAGTTATCCAGAGACTACAAAAGATTACTATTTCCAAGAACCATTGCAAGAATTTATGCGGGAATACAGGAAGGGTTTTTATCACTTACTGGATGATGGTTTTTCTTTGTGGAAAGTATATCCAGAGAGAGAAGATGATAAGTTTGTGCAAATTACAGATCAAGATACTATTGATACCCTTGCTGTTTCTGCTGCTAGTTTTATTCGTGTTTTTTATCCTTAAGGAGAAAGAAATGGCTAATAACGTATGGGATCCAGATATTGATAATGGAGATTTGGAAGATTTTGATGAAGAGGATTTGGATGAAGAAGAAGATGAGAATGAAAATGAAGAAGAAGAACTATATCTTTCCTCTGAGTATATCGACTCGCTAGAAAGTCTGAGTGAAAAACTTCTTCAGGCAGAAGAAGAGTTAATGAAGCAAGAAGAAGAAATTGATTATCAAGATTACTTTGAATCCTTTGATCAAAAAGATTAATCTTCATCAAAAGGATACCTAATGAACATAAACTCCATTAAACCTTCTCTTTTGACACTAGATCAAGGGAAGGTTTTGTTTTTTGCAGAAAAAATTCAGCAAGCAGAACTTCTTAGTCTTGGTTATATCGTTCATGCAACTAGGAAAGTTAAACAAGTTAAGCAAAAGAAAGAAACCAAACAGCTAGACATTCTGTTTAATCAATTAAAGAACCTTCCACAAGAGGAAATTGCAAAACTTCTAGGACTCTGATTATGAAAGAACTTACGCAGGAAGTTATTCCACTTAGCAAGATCATAATAAATGAACGTGCTAGAAAGAATCTTGGTGACTTATCTGAGTTAATGAGTTCCATTAAAGAATTCGGCTTACTTCATCCAGTTGTAGTTTCTTCTAACTACCACCTTTTAGCAGGCGGCAGACGGCTTGAAGCATGCAAAAGGTTAAACTGGATAAATATTACAGTCAGTATCTTTAAACTAGAAACAGAAGTTGAACACCTTGAAATTGAGTTACTTGAAAATATTCAACGTAAAGACTTCACTTGGCAAGAACAGTCTTTGCTTACTAAGAAAATTAATGACTTCTACACTGCTAAAAATCCAGATACTTGGTCTGGAAGAAAAACAGCAAAACTAATGGGACGTGGAGTAAGTTCTGTTTCAAGGGATATTGCCCTAGCTGAGAAGTTGCAAGAAATTCCAGAGTTCAAAAACATTACAACCGCAGAAGAAGCGGGGCAGATTTTAAAAGCTGCAATATGTTCTGGTGGTGAAGAAAATTTATCCTCTACAAGTCTGGAACTGGTTAAGAGGATTAAGGAAATAAATGCAAAGAAAGAAAATTCTTCCATTAACCATACTCTTGCATTAACAGTTAATAGGTTGAAAAATTCCATCTACCCACTAGACGGGCAGAGTAGATTACCAGGGAAAGAATATGATTTTCTCCTAGACCTAACTGGATCAGTTGAGTTTGAGAAGAGAGAATTTTTATTCAAATCCCTCAAAGCGAATGGATCAGTTGTTTTACTTAAAGTAAGATCAGAAGAATTTTCTAGCACAGTTCAAAAACTTTCCAAGCTAAACTTAACTGTAATACAACCACCTTTAGTTCAGCCAAGTATTCTTATTGATAAAAGTTCTAATCCTATCCATACAGGATATGAGATGTTTATTCTTGCCTATACTGGGGCTGGTGGTTTGTTTAATTTTGATTTAAAGTCAAACTTCTTTCCTAGCTCTGGACTAGTTAGGACGTTATTAACAAAATTCACTCAAGTGGATGGAAGGAAAGTTATTCTATATGGAATAATTCCAGATTCTACTTATGGAATTCTCTCTAAGCTTCCTGCAACTTTTGTATGTTTCTCTAAACATCCTAGTGAACTGTTCACTGAAGAACTCAGGGTTAATCAGCTTAAGATTATTTCACCAAAAAGGAATTAACATGGCTCCAGTAGAACAAGAAATTCTAATAATCTTCCCTTGTCCAACAAGGTTTGAGTTTAATGCCAAGAATCCTTGGACTGGGCGGAAAGGTTCTGCCTTACAATTAGCTATTAGTTCTGCTAACCTACTCCGTGTTCAGGCGGAATTGGTTTATCTGAATGATAAACCTGTGGATAATAGGAATCTGTTTCTGAAAAATGGAACACTTACTGAACTTGGTCAAACCTGTCTTGAAGGGTTAAAGGAAAAACTTAAAGGTTCAAGTAAACTAATCCTAGCCAGCGGAGCATTTCCAGCTTTACTGTTAACAGGAAGAAAAGACCTTGCAAATATCCGTGGTTATATTCTTCCAACTATTATCCCTGGCCAAGACAATCTAGTAATTCCAACCATTGATATGGACCAGAGGTTTATTAGCAATGATGACATTTCTATTTTATGTAAAGATTTCCAGAAAGCTTCTAGGTATAAGGAGTTTAATGTAAAAACTCTAACAAGACCGGAGAAGAAGTTAAGATACAAGTTTTCTTCTGCTGAAGAAGTTCTGGATATTCTAAACCAGCTAAGAAATGCAGATCAACTTTCAGTTGATATTGAAGTTTCTAACTTTGAAATGTCCTCTATTGGTTTCTCTGCAACCGAAGATATTGGCTATAGTATCCCTATTCAGAAATCAGTTTATAATTCCTGGACTTCTCAAGAACTTGCAGATATTCTTCTTAGCATAGCTAAACTGTTAGAAACTCCTATGAAGAAAATTCTGCAAAATGCCATGTTTGATATTTCATTTTTACTCTTCAAATATAACATCCACGTAAAAGGTCCGATACTTGATACTATGATCCTGCATTCTATTATGAATGTATCTCAGCCTAAGAATCTTGGATTTCTTGGATCAGTTTACTTAGACCTTGAAGAACCTTGGAAACATCTACGGGAAACATCAAAGGAGATTAAATAATGCTTACAGAAACTGATTTAGTTTACAATTCCCTGGATGCAGTTAATACGTTAAAGATTGCAAATGTTCTAAGTAAAATTGACCAAAGCAGATGGTTGAATACTTATGATCTTACTATATCATATTTAGAACCATTACTTTATATGCAAACCAGAGGAATTGCAGTTAACCTGGCTGCATTAGAAGAAACTAAGCAGGAAATTACTGAAGAAATCCATAAGCTGCAAAAAGAACTAAACTCCCTTTGTGGAAAAGATCTAAATCCAAACTCCCCTGCTCAGTGTCAGAAGTATTTTTATATAGAAAAAGGAGTAAAACCATTTACTAAAGATGGAAAAGTTTATCTAGATGACCTAGCACTTCAAGCATTAGCTAGAGAAACTACAACTAGAAAAGGTTTCAGAGAAGCTTCTTTAATCCGCTCAATTCGTGGTCTTTCTAAGTTAAAATCCACCTACCTAGAAGCTACTTTTGATTCAGATAACAGATTACGTTGTTCCTATTCACTCCGGGGAACTAAGTTTGGAAGGCTTTCTTCTTCTGCAACTATTTTCCAAACTGGCATGAATATGCAAAACTTGCCTCAGGAGTTTAAGAAGTTTCTTATCTCTGATCCGGGAAAGGTTTTTATTGAATTTGACAAATCCCAAGCTGAGTGGGTAGTGGTTGCTTATGTAGCAAATGATCCACAAATGATTCAGGCTATTGAAACTAATATTCCAATCCATTCCAATACTGCTCATTTAATGTATAATGTCCCAATTGATCTTGTTGAACTTGATGATAAGGAAATAGGAACCTCAACTAATGCGGCTGAGATTTATGCAAAAAGAATGAACCATCCAGAATTAGCCTTAGCTCTTCAGGTTGCAGGAAAGAAGAATCCTTGGCCGGAAAACATGTCTCTTCGCCAAGCTGGTAAAAAGGCTAATCATTCTCTTAACTATGGTGAAACTGCTAATACGTATAGTTTGCAGAATCAAATTCCACTAAAGGAAGCACAAAGACAAGTTAAGTTGTATTATAACTCCTATCCTGGAATTCCTATTTGGCATGAATCTATTAAGTTGCATTTACAACGTTCTAGGTTTTTAGAAAATTGCTTCCATAGAGTAGTAGAGTTTACTGAACAAGTTGGTAATGATCTTTGGAAAAGTGCATTTTCTATGATTCCACAATCTACAGTTGCAGATGTTATTAACACTGGATTAGTTAAGATTTACAACGATAAAACTTTAACTGGAACTGATGGTTTTGATATTGAAATCCTAGGTCAAGTTCATGATTCTGTGCTTATTCAAGTTCCAGTAGACAAGATTGATACAATTGAAAAATACAACCTTTTAGTGAAAAAAGTAGAAGAACATATCACACCTGAACTTTGCTATAATCAGCATACTTTTACCATAAAAACCGATCACAAGTTAGGCTTTAATTGGGGGATGTATTCAGAAAAGAATCCATCCGGTATGCGTAAAACTTCTAATCCTATGGAAGTTCTTCAATGCAAAGACATTTCAGTAATTGGCTAGATGGATATCTCGAATACACTGCCAATACTGAAAGCCCTAAGTCATATCATGTTTGGTGTGGTTTAAGTGTTCTAGCTGGTGCGTTGCAGAGAAAGATATATCTAAAATGGGGATTAGGTCGTGTTATTTATCCTAACCTCTATGTTATCCTAGTAGGCGCATCAGGAAGAACACGAAAAGGTATCGCTATTGGCATTGCTAAGGATATGTTGAAAAAACTAGGAACAGTTCCTATCTGCCCGGAATCATCATCTGGAAAACAGGCAATGATTTCAGCTATGAAAAGAAGTGTTTCTACCTTCCAAGATCCTTCTGATGATAATTTGATTAAAACCCATGTTTCTATTTCAGCATTCTCTGAGGAACTGTCCGTATTCTTAGGTGAACGGGATATTAAATACCTAGCCGCTCTAACTGATTGGTATGATTCTAAAGATTCTTGGGAGTATGAAACCATAAGTAGAGGACAAGAATATCTTACTGGTGTTTGTTTTAATTTCCTTGGTGGAACTGCACCAGATTGGATTTCTTCTATGCTTCCACAAGAAGCAATCGGTGGTGGATTTACGTCGAGAATTATTTTTATTGTAGAAGAAAAGAAACGAAAAACAATTGTAGAATTCAACAAATCTGAGGAAGAAAAAGAACTAGAGAAAAAGTTACTAGCAGACCTAGAACAGATTCATCAAATTTGTGGAGAGTTTACTTTTTCCCAGGAAGCAAAAGAATTATACTCTTCCTGGTATCTTGAACAGGATGAGAACTTAAGCAAAGGAAACCCAGTAATTCAAGATACTAGATTTGCTGGATACTGTGAACGTAGAGCTACGCATGTTCAGAAGTTAGCTTTGATTATATCAGCTGCAAGAAATTCAAGCAAAGTAGTTCAGAAAGAAGATTTTCTAATAGCTCTAAACTTGTTAGAAGAAGCAGAAATAGCAATGCCAAGTACATTTGGTGGACTTGGTTTAGCTAAGAATTCTCATGTTATTGATATTCTTATTAACTACATAAAAACACAAAGAAGAACAACAAGGAAGTTATTACTGCAAAGATTCTACCGTGATATAGATTCACAAGGATTACAGCAAGCAGAAATTCTATTCCAACAAATGGGAGTAATCGAGATGAAGCTGCTGGAAAATGGGGATAAACTCTATACATGGAAAGGAGATTAATATGGTAATCTTTATTAAATGGATTAAAGATATTCTTTCCTTACTTCCTTGGAAATGGATTATTTTATTCCTAGCTATTATTCTTTCTTACTATTCCTGTTACCGTTACGGGATTCATACGGGGAAGAAAGTATTAGAGGAAAAACAGAAAGTTCTCCAAGAACGCTTACAAGAAGTCCAAGTAGAACTCAGTAAGAAACAAACCTTAGTCTCAACAGAAGTAGTTAAGGATTATAAAGAAAAACTATCAACCTTAGGAGAAAAGTATGCAGAATTGCTGGAAAGTTCTAAAACCAATCCTCCTGTTACTTGTTCTTCTAACCGTTTCCGCGTGCTCCACGACGAAGCTAGTAATCCTCAAATATCCCAATCCACCAGCGGAATTAATGAAACCGCCCCAACCATTGAAGCAGTTACCAGAACAGTGATTGAGAATTATGCAATTTGTAATGTTAACAAACTAAGACTTGAACAACTCCAGCAATGGATCAGGGAACAGTATAAGATTCAGGAAGAAACTTGTAAAAAACCAGGAGTTCAGTGTATTACTGGATCGAATACTTAAGTTATAAAATTATAGCTCAAAAAATAGCTCCAGTAGCCTAAACTACTGGAGCTTTCTTTTTGGTTTAGTTTTTAGGAAACTAAGAATCTTTCTTAACCGGAACTACATCTTCTAACTTTAGATTCTTCTGCTTAATAACCCTACTAACTCCAGCTAAGCCAATGGATAGCATAGTAGAACAAGCTAGAATAGCTTTAATCCAGCCTGGAATAGCCTCTTTCCAATCATCTGGAATAATAAACCCATAGCTCAGGGAGATAGAAATAAGAAAAGCAGCAATAATAATAAATCTCATAGACCACCATTTTTTCCACTGGCTTACATCATCGACAAGTTCAAGATTTAATTTCTTCAACATAAACATGCTCCTGTTCTAGAAGTTCTTTTCCTTTCTGCATAAACTTAGCTAACTTCTCAGCGTAATGATTCTTAGCATACTCTGGTCCATTATAACCAGCAGCAAAGGAATCCCATTGACCATTTTTTAAGAATCCAAGAAGGCCAGAGGATTTTATAAAGTTAATAAACAACAAAACCTGTTCCTCAGTACTAGAATACATACGTTGAACAAAATCTTCAAGACTCTTAGCTCCAGAGGATTTCCAATTAAAACCCATGATTTGAAACATTCCCCAACTACAACTAGCTAAGGCTGCTTTTCTGTCTAAAGAACTAGCAAGATCAAGTCTAGTGTATTCCTGAATTCCACCTAGGTATAACTTACGATCCCAACGCTTTGAGGAAATGTTAGGATATTTAGTTCTAAACTTTCCAGAAGTAAGACGATCAAAAATATGAGCCTCAAACAAAATAATAGGAACTCTTTTTTCATTTAACTTAGTATTAAAAAACCCATCATCATCAGAACTTTCTACTGACATAACGGCATAAATATTCCCTGCCGGAATACCAAGATTGGAACTAATACTTTTTGCTACACTAATTGAACTCATGGAATAATATCTCCTGGATTTGGTGGGACTATAGAGATTTCAGTAATAAGAATATCCGGATATTCCTGGACAAAAGAAGTAGTAACTCTATCCGGGATTCCAGTTACAAAATCCTGTGCATGTCTAGGTTCATTATGATTAGGACAAACATAATATCCTTGCCAATTTCTTTCAAGCATTGAAGCTTTTCTTGTAATCCCACACTCTGCGCACTCTGCATTCCAGTCACCAAGAACAAAATGAGGATGTTCATTATCAGGAAGTTTCATCCTTTTTCCACTCATGGTTTTCTCCTGAAAATGGAATGTTTTTTAGATGACTTATTTTGCTCTTTCTGTTCTTTTTCTTTCTTCCGTAAATAACTAGCTCCATACTTTCCAACATAAGGAACAATAGCCAAAGCTCTTGGGTCAAGTTTATAAGCAGCAGTGCCGATATTAACCGGGGCTGGAATTACAAGTTTCCCAAGTGCAGCACCAAGATCACCTTCGGAAGGTTTAATTGGAATTCCTAATTCCTCAGACTTAGTAGCGGCTTCTTCTTTATCCAGTCCAGTAAGTAAATCTAACGTATACCCATCAACACCATAAACTCGCATAATATTAGTTAAATCCCTAGGACTAAAGCTCAGATCTTTAGGATTTCCAGTTATAATTCCAAACAAAAACGTTCTAATCTTATCCCATGTAATATTAGCCGCGCCAAATGTACCAATAATAGCGGCTGTTTTTAGAATTCCCTTAAATCTAGTTGTAACATTTTGACTTTTCCAGGCATTATGTAATTCATCAACAACAAAACCCAGTTGTTTAAACTGATAAGTATGAAGCATATACAACAATCTACCATTTGGATGTCTGTTATAAAGTTGGGGAAGTTCCATTTTACTTACTGGTTGTAATTTAGAAATCTCAGCAAATCCAATCATATCCGTAACAGGATTAGGTTCCCATTTTTGTAAACCTGATACTAATTGGCTGAATTCATCTTTAGTTAGAAACTTTCCATACAGATTATCAAGTTTCTTAATTCCTTCCGCAGTCTTTACCCAGTTAGCAAACTTAACTAAAGGTGTCAGACTTGCCATGTTTTTAGATACAAAATCAAGTTTAGAAAAACCAACAGACTTCAAAACAGTTCTGGCATAAGCAGCACTTTTTAAACTAGAACCCATTTCCTGAGAACCATAATCCTCTAAACCAAGTCGTTCAGCAGAAGTAAGTCCTTTCTTTCTAAAAATCAAATAAGCACTTTTTAAACTATTAAGTGGACCATTAATAATAGGCTGTATTGAAGCATCAGTTAATTGCCCTGCTGATGTGAGAAAATCACCAAGCAATCCAGCAATGGTTACATTTCTGATATTCTGAATAAATTCAAACTCTGGCTCCTTTCTAGTAAACCTATCAGTGAGGATGTCCTTAATTTTCTCTACTTGATGCAGGTCTAAGTTTTCACTATTTGCATTTACTAGATTAGAAATAGAATCAATTACATTAATAAAAACACCAGCACCATTTCCACGCTTATCTCTTAATTGGGATAACTTCAAGTTCTTACCAAATAACTTAGTAAGCTCAATTTGTTCAATAGCAGACTTAATCCATCTTGCCGCAGAGATTTCAACAGGATCATAAAAGTCTATAATATCTTGAGTAATACTCTGAATGAATCTACTCTTTAAGATTCCAGGCTGAGTACCTTTTATAGTCTTTCCGATATTATCAATACCTTGCTGTAGAATCTTAGCAGCTTCTTCTGGAGTTAAGTTTCTATTTCCAGTATCAATAGCTTTCTGGTAGATATCATTAAAATATTCCCACAACTCACCATGTTCTTTAGAAACCTTACGGGAAGCTTCTAAATAAGAACGTAAAGCTATTGGATCTTTAACTGATCTAGGAAAGTTCCAGCCTTCTTTTAATTTAATCAGCGAACTATCTGAAAGTTCTTGGCTAATAGCTCCTTGAACTTTAGTCCAGGTATTCCAGTATTCAAGAAGTTCAGGATCATTAAACTTAGCTAAACTAGCTCGAAGAACTTTTGGATCCATAGTAGACATAAAAAGCATGGAGATTGATTTCTTTACATCTTTTGGATACTTATCAAGATGCTCAAAAAGTGGCTTTACCAGTTTGTATAAAACATGTGGTTTTTGCTGGATATTTAACTCATGCCGAACAGCGGTTCTAAACCATAACTGTTCACTAGCTTGCTTTAAACGAACTGAACTAGGAATAATACCTTCACCAACGGTATTCTTGAAGCTACCTGCACCTTTACCGGCAGACCTAGCAATAGTTGCACCAAGAATAGCTCCAACTAAAGCTGGGATTAAGTTAACTTTCTTTCTCCCATATTCATCCTCTGAGCTAATTCCCTTTAAGAAAGCAGCAACACTAGCCCCACCGAGGCTGTATTTTAAGTATCTTAAAAACTCTGGACTAATTTCTCCAGTTTGCTTAGTCTTAGCAAATCCAGCGCGTAACTTCTTAATCTGATCCTGAACAACCTTAGAACCATCTTCGGATAGATTTTCAAGAATCTTTTTCTGCGCAGTGTCAACTAGATACTTAACAGAAGCTTTAGGATTCGTAGATTCAATTCCAAGAATCTGAGCAACTTCTTCTAACGTATGACCTTTGCCGTAGTAATTAACAAATGCACTCTGATACTTGTCGGGAAGCTTTCTTAAAATATCATCAATCTTAGCAATAAAATTTCTAGCAATCTCACTAGTTTCAGGTGTATCAAAACTAGGAATATCTTTAGTTACTTCTTCATCATTTAATACTCTATCCAAACTATCCGTGATTGAAGAACCTCTTTTTTCAGCTAAGTAAGAATCAATAGCTTTACTAGAAGCTTTGTTAGTAATATCTGTAATCCAGCCGTGAATGTTACCAAGTTCAGTATACGCACTAGCACTATTAAAAAGTTGTGTAATAGAATCTACTGCTACCTGATCGTAATCAAGCCCAGGGAATTGTCTTACTTTTCTTCTGGCAACCTTTAAAACTAAAGGATAGGCAGCTTCGTAAAAATCTCTTTCATCAATAGAAGTTGATGTTTTATTCTTAATCTTCCCATACAAAGAAGATAAGTTATCTGGATTAGCATTCTCAGATCTAGTAATAGCTTTCTTGGTTTCTCTAGCAATGTCTAAACTCTTTGCAGAGATTCCATTAAACAAATCCATAGCACCAATCATGCCGGTTCTATCCCCTGGAATTTTTCCTCTAGCCAAAGAAAATGGAAACACTAAAGCAGCAAGACCAGATAAAAGTGAGTTTTCAAGCTTATAGTCATCTTCACTTAGATATCCCGCAGTAAGTGCAGCTAATCCACCTAAACCAAGTCTAGCTAAAATCTCTGGATTAACTTCACCTCGTTGCCATTTTGGAATTCTTCTACTAGCATCCCTAGAAGCTGCTCGGATTAAGGAATTAGTTACTGCAGCACTGTTATCAAACTTAGAGGCTTTACTTGCATAATATGCAACTTCTGCACTATTAGCTTCATGCACAGCAATGTCAAAGAAACCGGAGGAATCCATTAAATCCACAGGATCAGTAGTTCCATAAATAGCCTTTAATGCCTTATCATAATCTTCTGCCTTCCTCTTGGCAAGTTCTTTTAATTCTTGTTCTCTTGCTTTATTCTCTGCCGCAATGTCTCTAGCGTTCTCAGCAGTTCTTGTTCTTTCCAACGTAGAAAGTGCAAGATTTTCATTAATTTGTTGCTTAAAAACTCTCTGTACTTCTGGAGAAGTAAGATCAAAATTTCTTGCATAAAGTGGAATCTTGGTAGTTTCATCTAGATTATATCCTAAAGGATGTTCTGCGGCAAATCTTTCTGGACTCGGGAGCAAGCCAGAAATAGTTACTTCCCCAGAAATTGAAGGTTCAGGTGTAGCTTTTTTTCCCTTAAAAATTGAACCAATAGCACCAGAAGTTACGCCAGAAATAAGTGCATTTCCTAGAACTTCTTCCGGATTGAGTATCTTCCCATACGTTTCTGCATACTGGGTAGAAGATGCACCTGTAATAGCTGCACCTGTAATTCCAGCATCTACTGCTCTAAGTAATCTACTTCCGCTAGTAACTTTTCCCGCAACGCCACCAGGGGCTAGTAGAAATTCTGGATCAGCAAAAACAGAATTAACAAAACCAATCCCATACTTCTTAGAAGCACTTACTGGATTATTCCAAAGAGCAGAAACCATAGAAGTAACAGGTTCCAGAACACTAGCATCTGCCCTAGCTTCAGCGGATTTAATTTGAGCTGTTGCAACTTTTACAACTTCTTCTGGATACTTGGAAGGATTCTCAGTAATCTTTCTAGCAGCACTTAATCTTTGATCCTCATCCAAAGGTTGTGGAGATCCAAAATTAAAGATAGATTTGATAAAATTAGAAACTAAACCATTAGTAACAAACTCCTTGGGTAAAGTTCCAAGATGCGGATTCTGTGCTTGGTCTTCTGCATATTGTTCAGCTTCAGTTCTTTGATTAGTAATTCTAGTAACTTCTCTACTTCTAGCCTCCGGGCTGGATTCAATAGTAATCTTAGCTGCATATCTTCCAAGAATCTGACCTGCGCCATATTTCCACATTAAATAACTAGGAAGCCCACCAACAAGCATTTGCTTATCTAATTCTTCACGAGTAACAGGATCACGTTCATAAATTTTTGCACTAATCCCAGTTGCATTCCAGAGTAGGTTACCTTTACTTTCAAAAGCATCAACTAAGCTATCCCAGGAATCTTTCAAATCCGTAACAGTCTGATCTAAATATCCAGGCTTTCCCTTAGGAATAACTGGAGTCTTTTTAGTAATAACAAGACTTTCAATATCCTGATTCCGGGGTAATTGTCCATTATCTACTGCTTGTTGAACAGAATCTAATGAACCTAAACTACTCGGATTCTGCATTAAATCCGCAGGTGCTTGTTGTTGTAATAACAACCCAATATCAGCAGAACGTTTAAGAACTTCAGCAAGATATCTCTCCGTCTTAGGCCCATGATTTCTAGGATCTGTTCCACCAAAATACATCTTAATAGCCATGTTTTCTCCATACTTATCTCTAAGCTGAGAAAACATCTTCATAGCTGCATCGGAAGATTTTCCTGGATCTCTGGTAGTTTCTCCAGGAATAAGTCCGTATCTCTTCGCAGTATCAGGAATAAACTGCATCATTCCATCTGCGCCAGTTTCATTATTATGCGCAAATGGATTATAACCAGATTCCTGCTGAGCAAGTGCTAATGCTACTTGCAGTGGAACATTCCACTTATTAGCGGCTGCTTGGATAGAAGTGTAGATATTCTGCGAAACAGGAAGTTTTCCTACAACATCAGTGCTAGTTTCTGGATTAGCAGAACCAGAAACTACATTCCCAGAACTAGTCGGAACTAATCCTGGTTGCATTCCTGAGATTTGATCTAACTGTTCTAATTCATCCACTATTATTCTCCAGTATGAATAATCTGCCCATTAGATCCAATGTAGTATTTCTTTGGATCAAGTCCTTTCTTGTAAACTTCTTCAGTTAATGGAATAGCTGTTTTTGGAGTCTTTCCATCCAGGGTATTTACAAAGTTTCTACTAAAATAAACAGACTCAACTTGATCAGCTTCTCCATTCAGGGGAACAATACTGCCATTGGAATTAAGTTGTAAATACCCATTGGAAGCTCCAATCATAATTGCCTGATTCATTGCATCATCAATAGTTAGTGTCTTAGTTCTATCTTGCCGCATAATATTAGAAGCGGTAGAAGTTATGTAGGAATTAAGTTCTAGAAAACTCTTATTTACATCCAAAGCTTTAGTATTCAACGGTTCTGATCCGGTGTCTAGTTTACTGGAAACAAAAGAACTAACAGACTCTATTGGAATATCCTTAATTGCAGTAGTTCCTGTGGTAGATTGTTGCCTTCTATTATTTTCAATCTCTTCTGCTAGTCTAGCTTGTTCAATTCTAGTTCGGGCAGCGTCATTAGCTAATGTTTGAGTTCTATAATTAGCAGTATATATCATTTCTGCTCTTTGGTTTGCTAGGGTATACCTATCCTTTAAAGACAAAGCCATAGATTGATACATTCTAATCATATCCGGAACTGGTTCTTGTTCACCTAGTTGACTAATTTGTTGTTCATTCAAAATTCCCTGGCTACCAAGAAAATCAAGAGTAGTTCTCCATTTAGTAGGATCATTCATAACAGGTTGTAAAGCCTGAACAACAGTATCAGCTTGACTTCTGATTAAATCATATCTAGTTTTCGCCATATCAAGTGCCTGCTCAGCTAGATCAGAGTTATCTTTCAACGAAGTAGTTGCTTGAGTAAGATACTTATTAGCCAAATCAGGTCTACCATTGTTTGCATAAAAAGTACTAAGCTTCCTATAATAAGAAACTGGATCACTAGTATCAAGCTGATCTGCTAACTGTGTAGCTTGGTTTCCAAGTTCCTTTTCCTGGATAGAACTATCCAGAGCTTCTTGTTGAATATCTGCTTGCACATTAGCTGTTCTTGTTAGCGCTTTCTTATAAGAAGTTTCCGCAGCCGATTCTACACCAGTTAGATAAACTTTACTTAAATCAAACATAACTTATGGCCCTCCACCAATAGCACCAGTAGAATAAGGTCCAGTCGGGGAAAAAGCATCTGGACCAACTGGAGTTCCTGTGGTAGTTCCAGGATTGTTATTACTTGAAACAATAGCGCCTAAGTTATTAATAACTCCAGCATAACCAGAAAGTCTCTGATCGGAAGCATTACTTTGAGCTTGTAATGCAGAACTATAATTCCCACCCGGAGTAACACCTGCTCCGCTTAGAGTCATTAGATTATTTAACTCTTGCTGATAAGCAGACGCACCAGCATCGGCAGCAGCAACTAAAGCATTTCCACTCCCCGTATAACCTTGTGCAGCCATAGTTCTAGCAGCAGCATCTAGTCTAGCTTTATAAGTAGGTGTAGAATCCAAAACACCAAGTGGATTCTGCATAAACTCATCCAGCTTTTGTGCATACTTAGGTCTATATGTCCGAAATGGATCAGCAGCATCAATTCCTTGCTGAGCTAACTTTTCTTGCTTCTTAGCTTGTTTATTAGACTGAGAAGCAGAAAAAACTGAAGCAATCAAAGGAACAGCCCACGCAGCAGCGGTAGCCATTATACATTCTCCTGAATATAAAATGTTTCTGCCTCAAAAAATCCTTCATCCCTTAGAAAACTTCCAACCCATTTTGGTGTGTCTTTAGTAGTTCCAACCAGAAAAACTTGGCAACCAATTGCCTTACGGTGGGTATTTCCATACTTTAACAAAGTAGAGCCAACATTGCCAGAAACCTTATAATCCCGCCACCAGAAGATACTCTGCGCAACTTTATAGCTACTATTAAATGGATAAGGATAAACCAGACAACCGAGCATTCCAACTAATTTACCTTGTTCATCTGCAACTAGTAAGAATCCAGTTTCATCCTCAGCAGATGAAGTCATTAAATTAAATAACTTAAATGCATCTTCTTTCTGCAGCGGAATACTGGAATAAAAATCATTAAAATACTGCTTTGATGCCATAGTCCAAACTTCAGCCCAATCAGATGGGCTAGCAAATCTTACTTCCATAACTAACTCCTGGCTAAAATAAAAACATCAAATGCAAGAAGGATGGATAAAACAATATTAGCAACAACAGTTATAAGTAGCAACTTATGTAACTTTCCGTAGATGAAAACTAGTTTATTTAAGCTGTTAATTTTTCTATAAATAGAAGCTAATAAAACATATTCAGTCCCGTTTTCCACCTGAAACGCTCCTATTTTCTAGCACGTATCCCTCTACTAAACCTTTTAGTTCATACAAAATCCTAGTAAGCTGTTCAACTGAAGCTTTTAATGAATTAAAATCATCCTTAGTAGTCATTCCAATCAGAATATCAGCTCTAAGTCTACTAAGTTCTCTTTGGAAGCCATAGATTTTACTAAATACAAAAGTAACAAATCCAACAACACTTACTCCGGCAAGGGATATAATAAAAGTTTGAAAACTATCCATATTAATCCTCTGCTCTATTATGGAGAATAATAAGGAATCTTTACTGAACCAAAACCAGTAGAAGTTTCAATAAACCCTACTGGATTACTAGGAAGAACACTCGCTCCAGCAGTAGCTGTTCCAGAAGTAGTTATAAACTTTTCTTGCGCAGCAATATCAGTTAAAACTTGCGCTGGAGTTAATGTACTAACAACTCCACTAGCTAACTTTGCATATCCATCAGTTGTAACAGAACTATACCCTGAACTAGTAGAAACCATGATTCCACTAGGAAAACCCTGAGACAATGCAGATAAGTTTGAATTTATCTGATTAACCTTAAGCCTAAACTGTTCAAACCAATTAAGCCAACTAGGGCTGATAGAAAAACCAATTTTAGTCTTAACAAAAAACTCATCCTTAGGCACAGGCGGCATAGTTTGATCTTGTAATGGAATAGCCATTATAAAACTCCAATATCAAACTGAAGGTCTACGGCAGAGATTCTTAATGGAGAATTACTTTGATGCCTAAAATGATAAGCTCTTCTCCTAAAGGTTCCTTCATTATATAGAACTTTTCTAATCTGTCCAAGTTTAATAGTTCTGAAACTAGACCAAGTTTGATAATCATCATCACTCTTTCTTACTAGAACCTCAGAACCTTCTACTTGATCCGCAATAAGCTCAAGCATAGTAAGATTCTTTTTCCTATTAGTCCCTGCATCAAATCTTGGAGTATAAATATCCACTGGGATTACAGAATCTTTGTCTGCATAAATATCCACATCTAAGAAATAAACATCCCCATTACTCTCATGTTGCACTACTGTTTTCCCAGTTTCATCTACAGCAGAAGAAACAATAGGTAAATAATTCCCATTAGAATCCGTCCACTGATGCCATAGATCTTCAGCAAGATCATATGCCAGCGTCATATTACTTCCGGGAGAAGTAATAACATAAAAAGTATGCCCATTAAGTTTAGCTTGCCAAGAATAAATAATATCAAAATCCCATGCAGTAAGTAAACGATCAATAGCCTTAGTGGATTTAATTTGAAAACCCATACTCTCAAGTAATCCAACCTGGATTCCTTCTGTTCTATTAACTGTAATCCAGATTAACCTTCCATCAATATTTTGCACTGAATCTTGATGTTTGCAACCAATATTAGCAAACGATCCTTGCACTGGAGCTAAAGGTGAAGCTACTGGATTATCTACGTTATAGAAAAACTCCAAACTCCACTGATTAAAAGCTATGACATAAACAAGATGTTTTCCTAAAAAAACACCATTATCCGGCTCACCTTGTGCAGAGATAAAATCAATAGCATTCCAATCCCCAGGATTAGTAACTGAATTAATAGCACTATTCCAAATAACTGCCTCAGGTTGCATTACGAACATGAAACCATTTAGATAAGCAAACCCTTTCACTGTTTCGGCTGGAAAGTCTACATCAATACTATGCAAATCAGCAGAAACTCCATCAGTTGCATTGTAGGCATAAGTTTTCTTACCATTCCCAAAAACCAGCTTAGGATTAGCACCAAGGTAAGAATCAAACCTATAAACACCACCAGTTTGATCTAAACCAATACCACCGGGAACTGAGATACCATTTTTAAACAAAGAACCACTTTTCATTACATAAAGATCACCTTTCCAATTAAACATCCCCATTCCTGGGCCAGAGGCTAGGTTATATTTTAACTTTAAGCCAGGCCTTTTATAAATATCCAGATTATTATTTGCCTGATCTGTTTCAATGTAACAATTAACAAGTCTAGCATCCTTGGAAACAGTAGAGTTTCTATTACTAGTAGTAACTAGCAATGGAAGTCTGCGAGGAATAATATTAGTATCAGCTTCCATTTAATTCCTCCGCATTGTAAACCTTACTGGAGCATTTTGGACATCAAAATTTTCTAACACTTCCCTGTATTGCATAGCTCTTATAGCACAACGATCCATTATTTCTTTTGGCTGTCCAGTGCAAATATCATCTGCTAATGCCCATCTGAGATAAATTCTCCATTCTTGGGGAAATTCTACATTATCCTCAAGATTAAAACTATTAGTTACTTGAGTTTTTACAATGGCAATAAAATTACCAGAAGCAACTACATTAGTATCTGGAATAGGCCAAACTTTAACATCTAGACTATTAACTGTCTTATCTACCATGTAAGAATTTGGAAACCCAGAACTTGATTTGTCTAAAATATTCCAATCTTGCCAAGCAATAGGCCAAAGTGGAATAGTAGAACCAGCAGTGTATTGGAATCTAAACTCTTGCACGTCAAGGTGTCTAGAAGGAACTGATCCGGTAACTGGATTGATGGAATACAAATAAATACCAGCAATAGGAGTTATTGTAATTTCTTTAGTTAACCATAAATGTAATCCAGTAACCTGAGAGACGTTAATAACATCATTAAGCCTTCTGAAATACTCAGCATATCTACCAGAATCTAATTCATCTTCCTCAGCTAATAACCCTGCATCACGGGCAGCGTCATGGATAATACCACGAACAGAATTAGAAGTAACAACTGGCATAACTTATCTCCTTAAACCTTAGTAACTCTTGCCTCGATAAAAACCGTAGCAGTTCCTGGAGTAACAATACCAGAAACAACAATACCAGTTTCATTAGCAGATGAGATTCCACCAAAATGATTCAAATTAAACTTACCACGACCACTTAGAGTAGCAATCTGAATACCTGAAACTGCATAAGCTAGAGTAACCGATAGAACACCTACATCATAATGAATAAACCGAACTGAAGCATTAACAGAACTTTCCCCAGCGAAGTCACCAGTTAATAAAGAAATAGTCTCACTAGCATTAGATTTAACAATAAACTTTGTTCCAGCCTGGATATATGTTGCCATGCAATAAATCTCCAATAAGTAAATCCCCGAATCTCAACGCACTCGGGGATTCTGGCCATTAAATACCGGGTGAACCAAACAAACCTAACGCATCAGTAATACCCGCACTAAAACGCATATAGGAAGAATGCTTCATATTCTTAGTATCAAAATCATTATCATCTTCCAACTCCGGAGTTGTTCTCCAGAAGAAATTCAAGCCATTAGGAACATCAGTTCTAACAAACCAAGCATCAAGATCAGTAAAGAAAGGATTACTAACAATACCCATCGGGAACAGATTCATGTCTTTAAGCACGTTGATGTTATTAGTAGTAGAATTAGACTGTAATGGAGAGTTAAGGATTCTATTAGCATTAAAGAAATTAGACGGATGGATAGCTAAACAAGTAGGCTTGAGGTTAATAAACAAACCAGTATTCTGCTGTGCTGTCATGATCTGGATAACCAGATTCTCCAAACTAGCTTCACTTAAATCTGCATCAGTCGTAAGTCGGTTGCTAAAAGTAGTTCCATTAGGATTACTATGCGTCAAAGAAATAACCGACTGTGCATCTGGTGTAGTGTAATAAGAAGTAGTAAATGCATTATTATAAATAGCAGCGCAAACAGTTTCAATAGTCTGATTCATACTATAAGCATTAGCCTTAGCTCTACGCATAGCAACTTCTGGATACTTGTTATCTACAATATCTTCCTTAGAAACAATATACCCAAGTGCATAAGCGATATGCTTATATGTAGTAACCCAACCTTGCTGGTCAGAAACATAAGTAACAGAACTAGTCTGTGGTTTCTGATAAGCTAAACCATGACCAGTAATCTGAACATCAATTTCATATGCCTTGTCAGAATTGTTTACATTAAAAAGTTTGTCAAAAATCTTATCTTGCTGTGCATATTCTTGACCCCAAACTTCACGGACACCTGGAAAAAGAAGTCTAGGATGCAGACCAGTAGTAATAACAGACATAATTCAAATCTCCTTACGCAAGCTCGTGGCCAATGAACTTAACAACATAATTATCCGCACTGCCTACTGGATTATTAGGAGTCTGAGCTAAGCTAATAATCAAAACTTGTGTAGCTGTTGCATTATTCTCATTAACCCTATCCCCGGACACAAAACCATTATTTGCCCCAATAGTAATATCAGCCTTCTTGTTCAAATCAGCAACATCAGTAATAGCAGTAGACTGGACAACAAAAAACATATCAGGACTATCTGCAACTAAAACATACCAATCAGCAGTCTGAGCACCAGCAGGACGGATAGAGGAATTAAGAAACTCCGCATTAACCTGACCAGGACCAAGAACAGAAACCACAACACCTCGAACTTTCTCAGTAGTAGCAGCAATTCTAGTAACAGTTGGATAACCACGAACATTACCAGTAGAACCACTCTTAACTGCATCACCAACTGCGATACTATTAGTATCCGCAGCTAAAACAGCGTAGATATTAAAACCACCCGTATATGGCGTCGAACCCATAGTTTGGACAGGACTAAAACCGAAAGCCATGATAGTTCTCCAAAAAGATTAGATAGTATTTTCCTTGACAAACACTGTAGGATCTGAACTTCCTTTTCTAATAACATTGATTGGTGACATATTTCTTTCCTGGGCTTCATCCTTATAACGTTTAGCAAGTTCGTCTGGAATTTCCATTAGAAACATTCTCCCCATTTGATTTTCAGAAGAACTAGGACCAGAAACAATAGAAACTCTATCACCAAGGTCTACGTTAGAACCAGAAAACTCAGGAACATCAATAGGGGAAACAAAAACAAAACCAGCTCTTCTTGCTTTTGCTAAACGAACTGAATCTCCACGAATCCATCGCCTATAAAATCCTGGCTTTGGATTAACATCCATACTCATAAGTGGAGTATTCATAGATTGGTAAGCAGAATCTTTAGTTACAACCTGCTCCGGAGCCTTGACGGTTTTACTATCAGGGATTAAATCAGCCATTTTTAGCACTCCTATACTGTGGCGCTAAGGATTCTCTTAGCTCTGAGATAGTTTTATATTTCTTCCCAGCCCCAACAAGAACAGGGGCAAAAGAATCAATAGCTAACTGAGCTTCTTTATCAAGCATGTTAAATGTACTAACTCCAGTTCCAGAAGCTCTAGAACCTCTAGTGATAGTTTTCTGTGGCGGAATAGACTTAGTATCAGAATTTCTAGAATCTTCCTGCATCTTTCTAACTTGTTCTAAGAAAGCAAGTCCAGTTAAACCAGTTCCAGAAGCTCTAAACTTTTGTGCATCTGCAAGAAATTGTTCAGTTCTTGGAATATCTGTTCCGAACCAACTATTTTCATCATACCATTGCTTTTCAGCCAGAGAAGCAGGATCAACTTTCTTTACAGTAAACTTAGTAGGTTCTTCCGTTTCTAGAGATTTTAATTCCTCAGAAATCTCATCTAGTGATTCCTGAAGTTCCATTTCTCTTTCTGCATCCCCAGATTGTCTAGCTTCAATGATAGCTCTTTGGATATCCTTCTTAGCAAACTCTGCCGCAGTAAGTTGAGCCTCAATAAAATTTTGCTGCATTTTATTAAGAGCTTCTTGAGTCTCTCTAAGATTATCCCAAAGAAGTTCCTTTTCCATCTTCTGAACTCGGAGATCTTCTTGTAATTTCTTCTTATGTGCATTAACAATTGGAAGAATCTCTCTACCGCGAGAAACAAATTCCTCTGCAGGTTTCCAGTTTTTCTTATCACCAGAAAACTCTTCTAATGGTTTCCAACCCATTTCTCTAGCTTCTGCTTCAAGTTCTGGATCAAGTTCTAACTCAGAACTTTCCTGATCCAGATTTTCCAACTCATTATCAGCTGGCAACATAACCTTCTCCTTCATTTAATAACTTAGCAAAAATATCAGTATCATTAACAATCCGATACTCTTTCCCTGTAACCGGATCTTTGGTTAAGTATCCAGAATACTTAGTCACAAGAACTTTATCTCCAACTTTTGCCCTTGGTGAATCTTCCCCGCGCCAAGCTAATGGTCCAATAGCTAAAACAACCGCAACTTGATTAACGAAAATCTCATTCCGTTCTGCACTTTCTACTAGAATAATAGACCTATCAACTTTTTCAGGAATAAAAGACTCCAGCAAAACAGTCTTTCCAAGTGGCTTAATGTGAATGTTAGACATTTTCTAACTCCTGCACTAAATCTCCCATATCTGATCTGGACTGGATTGTGCTTAGAAGTGTATCAATAACTTGAATTCCTCCCAAGATTCTATCTTGAACCTTTTCTTGTAACGGGTCATTGATAATCCGAACTAATCCCATCTCCCGTGATTCCTGAAGTTTCAGAATCAAAACTTTGGTCATTGGGTTCGAAATCCAGTCCGCGTAGATTTGATAACTCACTTGTTCCTGATCCGACATTATTGCTAACTCCTGTTAATTTCTGCATGCTATCCAAGCTTAGCTTGGCTTGATTATAGTCAGACTTATCTCTTTCTCTTAAAACTTCCATCTGTGCTCTAAGAGCTTCAATACTAACCTTTGCACTAGCGTGTTCAGTGCTTTTAAGTGTTTTATCAATATTAGCAAAAATTTCCTTAACGCGAGCATTAGAAAGATCAGCTTGAGCTTGTAGTTGCATTTTAAGCATATTCAGTCTAAACATCCATTCTTGTGCATTTCCTTGGTTCTTCAAGTTCTGGACAAGTAGCTTAATATCCGGAGTTGGATTCTGTTCTGGCATACCTTCATAAATCTTATCAGGAGAACCAATATTTAAGGATTCCAAGAAAAGAGTCTCAACTGCATCGATATTATATCCCGGAGTGCTTCTAGCGATTTGTCTTAAAATATTCAGCTTAGCAAACCTAGCAGAATCACTATCTAAGAATGGATCCGCCTGTGGAATTGCATAGTTAGAATAAGTTCTGAATAAAACATTAGAAATCTTAACATCACCAATAGATTGCTCGAACTTCAAATACTTAGCATTAAGAATGCAAAGAGCATAGAATTCTTTCTTCATAGCTTTCCAAATTCTCTTAAAGACAGCAGAATAAATCTTCTGCCCCTGGGAAAGCATAGTTCTACTTGTTTCTGCCGGTGTATTTTGTCCTGGATTTTCACCAACTGCCATATCCGTAACACCAGCGAGTCTGTTTACGTAATTAACAAGCAAAGAAAGTAAGTTAAACAAAACCACACTAGGCGAATTAACAGGAAGTGGGAAGATAGAATTCTTCAAATCCCCCATTGGAGTATCTACAATCTTCCACTCGAACGGGGCAAAGTTATAAGTCCCGCCCTTAAACTTAGCTCCCTTTCCAATAAAGCCAGAATTACTATTAGCCAAGGTCCCAGAATCAAGTAACTGATTGATAGTTGTAGAAATACTCTCAGAAAGGGAAGAAAGAAGATCATAAAACCCAAGACCATACAAAACATTATCCGGGTGCGGGATGAACTTATAAGTCAAAAACCACTCATCAGCATTGATCTTTACAACCTTTCCAGCTAGATCAGTTGCAATATCAGCTTCTCTGCTCCATCTTGCTTGCATTCTGACAATAGTCTGAGTGCTGTATTCCCAAGTAATAATATACGGCTCCTCATATCCATCACCATCTAAATCTAACCAAGTATGCGTTTCTCTCATCTGGAGAGAAACAGAACTATCACTATACGTAGCAAAATCAGCGAAGTTTAATGTATCCGAAAATAGTCCAGACCTTACATTAGTTTCATAATCATTCCAGGATAGAAAAAAGATCTCAGTCTTAGAATACGCTTCCTCGATTGAGGATTCCTTAGCATTAACTACAATTTTATCAATAGTTCTAAAAATACTTTCCGGTCTATCTAGATCAGAGTTCCAGATAATCTTCTTAAATGCAGTCCCTGTGATGGAAAGATACAGAATCATACGATCCATATCTTCTTCCCAGGTAGAACCGGAATCTAATAGTTGCCAAGAGAAAAATTGTTCTAAAGTATTAGTCTCCTTCAGAACTTCTGGATTAGTGAATAATCCAGGAAGCTTGAATTTAACTAACTTGCCACCATTAATTAAAGCCGGGTAAGCTGTGGCTTGAAATTGTAAAGAAGCAATACTAACAACAGGAAAGATAGTATTAGAACAATTAGTCCAAGGAAATGTCTTAGGATTAACAACTTGTGTAGCTAGTCTAATTCCCTCTTTATGTCTATGCAAGACATTGGAATCTTTCATTGTGGAAAGATCAATCTCATAACCATTATAGATAGAGTTACAAATACTAGATAAGTCTTGCTTATTAAATGAACTAGCAAAATTAGGACTAAAGGTAATTTCCCTTAATCCTTCTGCACCATTAATGGTATTCTGAAGCTTTAACATCAGAATCTCCTAATCGGTTCCTGTTTCCTGCTTGCATAGAATCTAGACTTAGTTCCGGGAAGGTAACGATATCTTCTATTTCTCTTTACCATATTCCCAGTAGCTGAACTATCAGTAGCTGAACTATCAGAAACAGAACTAGAAGGACCGTCAATAATAGAAGGTGGATTATACTGATTACCAGGATTAGTAATCATATTCAAAATCCCCTGCGATGCAGACTGGTATTGTTTACTAGTATCCAAAACCCTGTTACCAATACTTGAATTGGCAGAGTTAGAAAAATTACTAAGCAAAGGCTTATTTGGCTGACTAGAACTTTGGCTGGAACTTTGGTTGGTTTGAGAATAATTATTTTTCTTTTTCTTTCCCCCACCTAAAAGCATCCCGGCAGGCCCGAGAGAGTGGGAAAGATGTAAATTACGAACTTTCTTGTGAATCTTAAACAACTTACTAAACAGACTCATCTTAATACCCCGTTATGGCTGATCTTCCAGTTGACTGAAGGTAACTATATCTTGTATATTCAAATTCTTCCTCTTCTTTGGTTTGAAAATCCTCTTCAAGAACAAGAGAAACTTTTTCCATTCCCAAGAAAAGTGTAGCAGTTGAATCAAATCTATCATCTTCCTTAGCCTCACCCTTGCCAGTAAAGCTAAGAACTTCAATTCTAAATGGTTCAAACCAACTAGAATTAGTATCATACTTCACTAATCCAGAGTTATGATATCTTTGATAAGTTCTTCCACGAACATCTTTAGACTTAACCGGAACTAAGGCCATGATTGGAAGAATTTTATTCCGTCTAGCCATTTCTTTTCTAAGTTGTGGCTCTAAGACTAACCATATCGCACCACTTTCTACAAAGAAACATTCAATCTTAGGATAAGTTTCTGCAATATCAAAAAACGCATCCAGAACCTGAAAAGAATCCATTCTATCTGCAAGGTTATCCTCAATAAAAACACCATCCTCTGTAGTTAAAGAACCAATTGTGAATGAAGTTTTATTAGCCTGATTCTTAGTCGAAGCAGCAAAATCTACGCCGACAAAATATTTTCTCTTAAGATTAAAATCCTTATCTTCAATAGGCTTAAACTTCTCAGGATCAAGATATCTATCACCAGAATCAAGTGGTGTATTTAAATATTCCTGTGAATAAACTGAAGAAAGTCCACGGGATTCAAAATCTTTTTGTAAACTTCTTAAATCTTCCTCTGTCCATCTTCCAGGCCAGAGCAAATTAGAAAAATCAGAATAACTTTTGTGTGCCTTATAAAACAAACCATTCCAACTTGGAGACCTTAGAAAGTTTGCAAGCAAAGAATCCTCATGCAAAATAGTTCCATGAACCCGGATTCTACCATTCTTAGCCAAAGCAGGCATTACGGCACTGGAGAAATTCTTTGCAAATGTAATTCTTCTCTCAATACTAGCAACTTGCTCATCATCTTCCATGTCATCACAGATAATAAGATCAGGTCTAGTATTATTCCATAAAGCACCTCGAATTTTCTGCTCCGCACCCATTGCGGTTAGTTTGAAAGTAAAACCAGACTTTTTCCTTACAATAATCTCTGTTTTCTGCTCTACTTCAAACTCTGCTAGGTCAAATTCTTTCCATAAAATCTCGCCTGGTTGCAGGAAGTTGGTAATATTAGAAAGAAGTTCCTTTGCCTTGGATTCTACAGAGCTAATAATAATCCCATATCTAGCATCTTCAAACAAGAATGAAGCTAATGGATAAGCGATAGAAAAAGCAGTAGTTTTAGCATGATTTCTTGGTGCGGCACAAGCTACTTGTTTCAGGTCTGAGGTGTATTTTTTCCAAACTTCCTTATGAAACCCCGGAACTGGAGAAGGAGTATCGTAGTTGGAAGATAAAAACAACCCTGAAAAAGCTTCTAACAAATCCTCGTTTAACTTCATACTAATCCACCTGCTAACTTATGGTAGAACCAGTAAAAACTGCAAGCCTAGACACAATTGCATAAAGATTATTCAATGTAGTTCTGATTCCAGTAGTTACTTCATATACAACCCCCGGAGTCCCACCAGTTAGAGTAACTGAAACAAAGCCATTAGTAGGACTGTTAATAACTGGAGTTCCTACTACAGTTAACGTTGGAGTAGTTTCTGCACCAGAAGCTACTGAAATAACAACATCCACTGTTCCACCGGATTCTCCAGGAACTAAGGAAGAAGAAAATGGAATAGTATACGTAATAATTTCACTTGGAATCTTAGCTGGAAGATCAAACTTTAACATACTAAGTCCCATTAAGAGAAGTTCTTGTTCAGATTTACTAGAAAATTAACTCCACCGGTTAGTGTAGTTAGTTCTAGCAAATCAACAGCATTAGCAGTTGTAGAAACTGATCCAACTACACCATTTGGCCAATCAAATAAAGCAGGCCAAGATACTGTTCTGACTGTAGTGTCTTGTTTAATTTGAATCTGTATCTTCAGACCAGCAGGAACGTTAGTAAAAGTCCAGCTAGTAACATTCTCAGTAAGCTGTAAAGTATAAAAGTTTCCCAGAGAACAATCTACAGTAACAGTTCCAGCACTACTTGAAATAGTAGTAACAGTTCCACCAATAGTTCTTTCTAGTAATTTCCATAACAAAGAACCTGTGATCTTAAAACTATCACCAACATTATCTTGAAGTTCAAAAACAGCATTTGCATCCGCAGTAGTAGCAACTAAAGGTAATGCACTAATAGTTACGTCCGTCATATTCCTGATCCTCTAAGATTCTTCTTGAACCATTTCCAGTAACTCTTGTTGCTCCCGTAGAGGTTATCCGAACAATTGGAATACCTTGTGGATAATCCTGTAAACCTACTGCTAGCTGGATTCTGTTTTTGTTAGAAAATCCAAGCTGCAAACATTCTCCAGTTGCAACTAATGGATCAACTGCTGTTTGTGAACCTTGCAATTCATGCAAGGTCATTTTAGCATTAAGATAATTGATAAAAAATCCAGGTTTGAACTTAAAATAAAAAGTACTAACAGCACTTCCTAGATTAGTTCCATTAACTGTAAGAGTAAAAGCTCCACCAGCAGACCGGGAAATGGTTACGTTAAATAGTGAATTAAGTGGAAAACTTCCCGGAATAGCATAAGAAACAGTCTCATAAGCAACCCCAAGAGTATATCTAGTTAATGACCAATTAAAGCTGCTTTGCGAGAAGAATAATCCATTAAATCCTTCATCTGCCGGCAGAAAGAAACCGATATGCGTATCATTAGTGCTGAGACTAATATCCAAATCCCAAGCAGAACCTGTAGCGAAATATCCCCATTTATCCCAACTTACAAGATCAGAACTTCCAACTGTGTTTAGGATAGAAAAATCAGAATTAACTGAATCATATTGAAAACTAGGACTTCCACTTATGGTATGATAATCAATAGAAAGTGGCTCAGTTATAAAGTCTTCAATCAAAGTTCCAGCAAAAGCAGGATTTCGTTCAATGGTAAATCTATCTGATTGATCCCTATAATAAAGAACTCCAGCCTTAGTGTAAAATAGAACAATACTACTCTGAGCAATGTTCCAGTATTTAGTTTTATCCAGAAAAATCTGTGGTCTGTGTGAATCAGTTCCAAAACTAAGTAAACTATACCCAGGAATAGTTGTATCAAACCAATAGAGTTTTGCTATATTATCCTGCTCAAAACTTAACGCCCATGTTCCATTTTGATCAAAAGAAAGTGAGACATTAATAATATTTAGCCCAGAATAGATAAGAGTTTCTGGATAACTAGCTGAACTTAGATAGACATAACTATTTCCATTGAGTGTTCTGAATAAATTAACTCTCCAGATTTGATATTCCAAACCTTGACTTGGATCATTTAGTGCAACTGGACCAAGAGACTCAGAGAAAAGTTGAACAGGATCTTTATTCCTTGGATCAAGTAACTGACCAAGCACAGGCTCGCTGGAGAATTGATAATTAGGTAAGCTCATGGATATCTATTCCAAGTTACCTGGAATTGGATGGAAAGAGTATTTGTTGTATTTTTAGGGATATTGGCAGCAAATAAAATCCCAAAAACTCCCCAGCCTAAGGGTAAACGAATGAGATTAAAAGCTGATCCAGCGCCGGATCCAAAGTTTATATTACCAATTTGAGAATATGTTCCATTAGTATAAGTATTTGCAGTTATTGCAGAACTAGTTTGGGTAGAAGTTCCTGTTATATTTCCTCCCGCAGTTGCAGGGAGGGAGCCGGAAGAGTAAGAATTTGCTGTATAGAAATTATCTCTAATAATAGTCACACTATTAAAAGTAAACCAATTAGTGGAAGAAAATTCAATAGCTCTAATCGTATAGTTATATGGAATAGCCGCTAGTGTTAAGGTTCCGGTAGAATCTGTTAATGTATAATAGTTTCTAAACGAATAAGTAAGCACCAGAGATTCTGTGGATAAAACTGTAATAGTAGTAGGATTACCACTGGCATCTTTGATTAAAGCATGGGTAAGTAGTGTAGTATTATCATAAGCACTAATAACACCTACTTCTGCTAAAACTCCCGTTGCATGGCCTATGTTGAAGGTGTATTTATATAGAACTTCCCCATAAGGTGGACTGGCTGAAGGATACCCGGTTGTACTAATCACAGTGGTAGAGTCACTTAAACTACCTGCAGGTGCTGTTAAAGAAGTATCAGTAATTGCCGGAGGGGTATTTCCGGTTCCTACCCTAGCCCTTGTGTTATCTAGAGTTTTAGTGGCCACAAAATCCAACCCACCATTAACTATCAGATTAGGAATCCAGTCAGTTTCTTCCTTAATAGTCCCATCAGAGTTCTTAACAGTAAGCTTAAACTTACCGACTAAGCCAAAGTTTAGACCTAACATAAATACCTCAATTAAGCCAATGTTCCAGAAACAAGAGTCACACCTGTTAGCTTGAAGAAATCCTCTGGATACTGTGTAAACTGAATTACAACAGTTGTCAGAGAACCTGAGACTAGATTAACTTGAGTAATGGTATAGAAATCTTCTGGATACTGGGTGAAAGTTTTGATTATAGAATCCAAAGAACCACTTGGCAGAGTTATTCCGGTAAGCTTAAAGAAATCCTCAGGGAATTGAGTAAACGTCTGAACTACATCTCTCAGTTCACCAGAAGTAAGTGTTAGTGTAGTTAGTTCAAAGAAACCGGTTGGAACTTCTAAGAAATCTCCATCAAGATTATTAACAGAAACCAGTCTAAAATCAGCTTCATCAAAGATAGGATAAATCTGACTAGTGAAATAAGTAGCAAGAAGTGGTGGATTGAATTGGGTTCCCGGAACTATTAGAAGTAGTTTAGTTTCTTCAATCTCATTTCCGAGAGAAGTAACCGCAGAGAGTTGGAACTGGTAAACTTTTCCCGGAATTCCTTTCTGAACTCTTTGCCAGACTGTTTTACCATCTTCTGAGATAATGGTAGTGCCTAATAAAACTTTTTCTGAATCACCAGTTCCTATTTTAACTGAACCATCTACGGTTGCTGTTCTGATTATCTCACTTGGAAGAAGTTTAGGCTTAAACTGGAATTCTAACCGGTAAACTTCTGCTGGAGTTTTTGGAATCATTTTATCTCCAGTTCAGTCTTTGGTTAAAGGTAAGGTTAGCGGTTAAAGGTTAATACTTAATATTTACCTTAGGAAGTTTCTTTCCCTGAGCCAAATTTTGCTGAAGCCTCATATTTCCTGTATTAGGCCCAGAGGTTTTCTGGTTGTTTTTATTATTCTCACCCTTACTCATCTTGCTCATCTTGCTGGACTTCTTCATGTTCCAGAACTCCTTGAGTTTGTTGAAAGTATTTATTACGAACAGAAATAATCCTATCTGCCAAACTTTTAAGATTATCCTCAGAACTAATGGAGTTATTTTGAACATTAACTGAAACAGAAACACCAGTGTTCTGAGAAAGTTTCCTAGTAGCTTCCATCTGAAGCCTAGCAGCAGAAAGGCGAATCTTTGGATCATCACCATTTAGAGAATCTTCAATAGCTTGGACACTTTTGATGAATAAAGTTTCTAGCTTAAGAGAAGTTCCTTCTAGGTATTTAGAAATCTCAGCTTGGACTAATGGTTGTCTGGAAAGCATGGAAACATAGACCGGATGAACTCCGAGTGCTGCGGCTATGTCTTTGTGTTTCATATTTTGTAAAAGTAACTGGATTACTCTATAATGAAGTGGTCTTAGTTTTTTAAGAAGCCAAGGTTTCTTTTCTTTTTGTTCTTGTTCTTTGTAACTAGTTTCCTTATAACCATGTTCCAGTGCCAAGAGTTCAATGGATGAATTACTTTGATTAATTTCCTCTAAGTCCAGATCAAGGTCACTGGATTCTTGGGTTTGAATTTGAAGTTCTTTCAATTCTTTCATTGAATTCATAGTAATTCCTTTCTCTTGGCTGAGGCTTGAGATATTACTTATTCCTGATCAATTGCATCTAGTAAATCTTGTGGTCTGTTCTTTAATCGTTCTGCAAGAGAACGTTTTCTTGCGGGGATTGTAATAGTATCTGCATTTGTGTTTCTATTAGTCACTTGGGTTTTGTTCTTAGAATTCCCAGGACTAGAATTTGCTGAGTTATTTTTCTTGTCAGCAGCAGCTTTCTTCTTGCTAGAATCTTCATTACCATAAAAGAGTCCAAGAATATCCATCTTAGTTCTCCACTGGGATTAGTTTAACAGGAAAGGTTCTCAAGAACTCAAGTTGAGCTTGAGAGAGTAAACGAAAACAAGGTAAGGAACTGGATTTGTTTTGTAACATGGTATTCTCCTGGTTATTAATCTTCACCTTCTGCTAGGTGAGGCTTTAACACACGGGCTTTTAATACTTCAATTGCACCTAAGGTTGCTATGATTTTATCTGTTCTATGCAAGACTACATAGTCTTGTAAAGAGGAACTGTAAAATATCCCAACTCCCCGTGTCAGGGTTCCTTCTTTTGCTTGCTTAAGAAGTTCTTCTAAGGCTGAGATTAAGAATTTATTCGGACCGCCACACTTTAGAACTTTTACAGTAGAGTCTGGTGTTTCTTTTCTACCCATTTCAGGGCTGGATGTTCTGGGATCTTTGTGTATTCTTTCTTTCCTTTTTAACTAGTTGCTGGAACCTTTAACTGGTAACCCTGAACCCTGAACCGTTAACCGTTAACCGTTAACCGTTAACCGTTAACCGTTAACCTGAGACAAAACTCCGCTGACCAATAGCTTAGCAGAACTGAAAGGGCAAGACAAGAAGGAAAACTATGGCTACCTTGACCG